GGATGCGACAGACACAACACCCTTAAGTTTCTCTATAGCCATGCCCCCACAATAGCGGAAACCCCCACCAGTCACTAGGACCGGCAGGGGTTTCTGCTTGTTAGCTTTTCAGCCTTATGGCATCAACAGCGCCTTGAGGTGCGAGCTGCCGTTAGCCACAGCTGCGCCGACCCGGTAGGTGTAACGGAAGCCGGTGATGTCGTTTGCGAAGTAGGCATCCTGGCTCACTGCGACAGAGAGACCAGTCTGGACTACCTTCACCGAAGGCCAGTGTCCGAAGAACACAGGCTTGTTTCCGCTGGCAATGCTTTGCAGTGCCGGGTTAACAATTACCGGAATGCCAAGGATGGTCGAAGGACCACCAGTGACAACATCCAGAATGTAGGTTCCATCACCATTCTTGAGCTTGCGAATCGCGCCCAGAGTGGAGTTGTTCACCATATAAGCCGCCCCGGGAAGCTGCCTAACGAGGCCATCAGCGCTGAATTGCAAATCAATCAATTCGTCTGCGGTGATAGCGGTTGCGGTTCCAGCAGTTCCACCAACACCAGCAACAGCGGTAACAGCGGCGTGGACAACAGCGTTGACTCGCGTACCGATTGCGTTACCGGCCTGCTCAGCAAGGTTGGCCTCTAGTGGGAATCCGGCATCAGTCAAAAGTTCATTTGAAATCTTGCTGATGAAGCCCTGTTTTGCCAAACTGACGAGCAGTGAGGAGTAGGTTCCCTCAGACTCGGAGATAGCAGAACCAGCAGCGGACTCGGTTGCGGTGGGGTAAGCGGTCATCACAGGGATGCGCAGATCCTCACCAGAAGTCCGCGTGAAGACCTCAGAGGTCTCAAGGTACGGTCCAACCAGGCGAGCCAGGTTGTAAACGCGGTCCAGGAACGAAACTGGGACAGTGTTTGCGGAAGGAATCAGCGTTGCGCGCTGTTCGGTTCCGAAGTGGTGCTCGCGGATCTCGCCACGCGCCATGGCGCGGAAGATCTCTACATCAGAGCGAGACTCAGCAACAGGAGCGAAACCGCGAGCGGCCTCAGCAGCCTGAGCAGCGCGCTCTTCGTTGCGGTGTGCAACCTCAAGTGCTTCGTCAGCGCGAGTGATGTCGGCCTCAATGCGCTCAATCTTTTCCAACTCAGCCTGGGAGATCCCACGCTTGTCCTGCTCGGCCAAATCCAAAACTTCACGGATCTGCATGGTCAGGTTAGCGCGGACTTCTTCCTGAGTCTTGATGAACTCAGACATGTAATGTCCTTTCAATAGGTTTGTGTTTGTATGGTTGCGCTGCGGTGGTGACACTCAACAGCTCTCAGCAGCGGTAACGCACAAATCTGATGTCTCTATTCTACGCGGTAAGGCTCACCGAACTTTAGTGCGTGCAATCAGAAGGGCATCTGCGCAGGTCATCCATAAGATCGATGAGCTCATCGTAGATGTCTGCTTTTGTCAAATAGCCGCGCTCGGCAATCTGACTCACTATGTGATATTCACCCAGAGTGAATCCTTCAGGCGCATAAAGGCTAACTTCATCTTGGTCAACTCGGAGCTCACAATTAGTTTTTTGTGCCTTCAGGATGACCTGTTGTTTTGTGCTCATGTTCTTAGTGTATACCAATACACACAAGATGTCAAATCAAAATTACAGAAAAGAGAAAACCCTGGCCAGCCGAAAGGGGAAACTAGCCAGGGAGAAACTCGCTATCGCTGTTCAACAGCCCCAAGAACGCGAGTCTCTTTTTCTCTCTGCTGAACTGTCCCCTGAACAGGGTTCACCCTCTTTGGTGTGTCAGCAGGATCCTCATCCAAAGCGACAATTGCATCAGCGAAAGCTCCAGCCATGTCCCGAATCACACCAGAGACAGGGTTCCCGGCAACATCAAGGATGGCCTGTTCAATGTCTCTCCTGGAGGCCATTAGTAGCCCATCAAAAGTTCAAGCTTCTTCTTCTTCAAAGCCAGCATCTCCATGCCGTTGTCAACCTGTGCAGGTTCCTCAACAGGTGCAAGCTTGTCCAGGACCGTTGTGATCAGGTTGCGGTCAGCGGTAGTGATGTCCTCACCGTTCTCAATCTTCAGCAGTGCATCAGCGAGCTCATCAGCATCAACCTCAGCACGCTTAGCAACCTTGTCCAAACCTCGGACCGCTGTGGAGCCGGCTGTGGCTGTGTAGGCAGGGAAGGCCACAATGCTTACCTCATGGAGATTGATGCGCTTGAGCGTGCGCACAGCGCCGTCAGAGGACCATTCATCACCGTTACGCGCCACAGTGAAACCGAAACTCATAGAATCAACGATTCCTGTGGAGACAAGCTCGCGGACATCATTGGCGAGGGTAGTGCGTGGCAAGGTGGCCTCAACATATAGGCCTCGCTCATTTTCAGTCAGGCGAAGGTTTCCGGCGCGAGTAGATCCGAGCACCTGCCCTGTGTCATGGTTCCACAACAATGAAAGGCAAAGGTTGACTGTCCGAATTGAAGACAGCAGCGTAACCGCTAAAGGTCATGCCCTGCTCGGTTTCGCGCACCTCAAACTCGGAAGAGTTGATGCGAGTTTCCATCTTGCTCAATGCTTGCCCCTTAGCTCGGCCTTCATTCTCTGCTTCTATTCTACCAATGACCTCATCCGCGTAGTCCATAGCGCGTTGCGCAGACCGGCGAGAAGTGCCACCCCCCCAAAGAGCGATAGCGACAACACCAGGGCTAGGGAACTCATCACTGGTAGGTGAGGCCGCTGGTGCATCAAAGTCCACCATGTGCCTTGCAAGGAAAGCGCGGATTCGCACCCACTTGTCACTTGTGACAGAACCATCAGCCATGGCGCGAGCTTCACGCACAGTCTCAGGCTGTAAACCATCCCCAGACAATCCGGCCTCATGCCACTGCAAACCCCGGCGAGCAGAAGCCCTCATGTAGGCCGGTGGTGTCAAATCAACCTGGCGAATCTCAGCTCGGTCCTCATCAGGAACATCAGGGACTTCATCAGTGGCCAAAGCTGTGATGCCTAGGGCGCGGAAGCGCTCCCGGTTCTCGGGATTGTTGTCAACCGCAACCATCACATTCAAAGTCTCCAGAAGTCTCCGAGCAACAGCTTCCTTGAAGTCTGGCGTGATGGTGTCAACGCTTGGCTGCATAATCAGTTGGTCGTAGTCAATGTCCAAAGAGTCAAGCTCAGTGACAGTTTCTTCCCGGCGCTCCTCAGCGCGGCCAGTCACAATGATGATCTCAGTGTCATCAAAAGATTCCAGATAGTTGTAGAGGCGCTCATTGCGCATACCATCCACAATCAGGGTGCCGTCAATGTCCACAATCACAGCAGGCGGTCCAGAGTCAAGGCGCTTCTCAGAACGCTCACCCTCAAAAGTTGACTCCTCAGACAAGGCAATCGCAACACCCTGTTCAATCGCACCATCTTTAGTTGCGTGGCATGCCATCAGCTCGCCATCCTCTTTCACAGTGGCCCACTCGCCCAAAGCGCAGCCAGGGTTATCTTCCTCAATGTAATAAGGAGCCATTAGTCAACCTGCCTAATATCCAAAACGCCCACCACAAGGCCGGCAGGGTCAGAAACAGCGAAGAGCCTGTCACCTGGTCCCAAGTCAAACTGGATTGTCTCGCCTGGATCAATGTGTGGCGCGTTAGTAGTGCTGACAGCGGAACCGCCAAAGTAAATGTATTGATTGCTGCTCTTAGTCATGTTGTGCAAGATTACATGGTGAGGCATGTTGTCATGGCCTACAATCTCAACCGCAGCTGTGCCAAGTGTTACCTGTGAATGGACAATCGGCATCACTGCACCTCATCCTTGTAAACACTGTCCGGGTTCTCAGGGTCCACTTGTGCTACACCCTGCAACTGCACTGAAGGCAGGCCAGTGTGCGCAACCGGTGGCAAACCAATCATCTCCATAGCCTCAGCAGGACTAAACCCGGCAAAGACTAGATCGCGGACCATTTGCACCTTCTCACGCTGTGCGCGGACACCAGACTCAGACAAGTTCACATTAGCCAGAGGCACGCGGACCTGTGTGGCTGCTTCACCTTCCTGAGCTTCCAAGTCTTCCCAGCCCCGAATGTCGTTGATGGTGAGGAAGCCGGACTGGATGCCGGTGGAGTAAGCGGAGAACCTGGCCTGAATATCGGCTCGCAGGAGCCCATTCATGTTGAAGCGCAAGAAGCTCTCAGCGCCGCCAGGATAGCGAGCCATCAGAGGAGTGAAGGATTCCTCCAGCAAAGTCACATAGGGTCGCAAAGTGTGAGTGACGAAAGCAAGCATGTTCTGCTCCACGCTGCTGTAGGTGTTGGTGCCTGGCAGGTTCAGCATGTGAGAAGGGATGCGCCAAATGCGTGCGACATCTTCGACAGCCATCCGGCGAGCCTCAAGCGCTTGCGACTTCTCGGGATCCGCTTGGGTTGCTTTGAAGGTTGCCCCACCGGAGAGGATGCCGGTACGCCCAGACTTCCTCCAGCCCTTGTGAGAGTTGTCAAAAGAGTTGCGGAGCGACTCTGCCTGCTCCTGGGTCAAAGCGTTAGGGTACTCAATGACACCCTGGAGTGTGGTCGAATTGCCGAAGAAGTTAGCGGCATACATCTCAAGGCTCTTACCTAAAGCCAGGTTCTCCTTCATGGCGGTCACTCTGGACACACCGCGGATTGTGCCAGGCTTCAAAAGGTCTGGGATGTAAATCACTTCCTCAGAGCTCAGAGGCTTGTCCTCACCCACAACAGTAAACATAAGGCGGCCCAAACCGTTGCGAGAAACCTCAACCTGGTGAGGGTTCAACACCACAAGGTTCACAACCTCACCGCGAGGGTTGCTGAAAATCCTGACAAAAGCGTTGCCATCAATCAGAAGGCTAACCAGCACGCTCTTATAGAAGGTGCTGTGGCCGGGGAAGTTCACATCCGGCTGCGCCACCCATGAAGGCTTAGGGCGGAAAGGTTCCCGATTGCCACCGTTGCGATAGAAAACATCCACCGGGAGTGTGCCAATAGTGTCACTGATAAGCGACACAGCAGACCACACAGCTGCAATCTGGTAGGCGTTCTCCTCATTGACATAAGTTCCAGCAACACTGCTGAACACAATGTCATCACCAGTCTCAAAGATGGTCTGAAAACTAACTGCCCGGTCTTCCCAAAGTTTGTTGAATACCACTTATCGCCCCAAAGCTAATCCGATTAGAACCATGAAAGCGCCTGCCACAATCAACCCCACAGGGAGACTGAAAAGGACCGCGCCTGCTGTAATAGCCACTGCACCAGTAATCTGAAGAATGTTAGACATCATCACCTATCCAAAGAATTGTGGCACTGGTTCTAGTTTAGCGCCTGTCAGTGCTCTATCTACAGCCAGCACCATTGCAACAGCGCCGTCAATCTTTCTTGGGCTGTTCCTAGAGTCTTTCACAATACGCGGCCCAAGGTTGTCAATCTTCGTCACCGCGTTGCTCAGGTGTCGCGCCAGCAAAGGATTACCGTCATGGATCAGCCTGGACTCCATCACAGCATCAAAGACTTTGGCACAGGCTGGCACCATCCGCCTTGCGCTGGTTGAAGGCCACTCCACAATGGGAACGCCCTTCTCCTCCAAAGCCTGCATAGATCTCTGCCAGCGGAAAGGGTCGCAAGCCACCTCACGCACTTTAGGGTGAGCTTGGCAGAAGTCCAGAACAGTCTGCTCCACTTCAGCAATGTCCACGCGCCAATCATCATCATGCAGGTTCAGGTCTTTCTCCCAGGCCTTCACCAGGAACACTTTGACAGGCTCATCATCCTTTGGCACAACAGCACCGACAATGACTGAGGCATCCCCGGAGAACGAACCGTCAAACCCTAGGACAATCTCATCATCAGGTGATACCTCAAACTCTTCCTCACAAGCCTCCCATGCTCCAGAAGGCAACCAGGAAGTCTGCGAGCTGACCCACTGGTTGCAGCGCTTAGTCCGAAACTCTGCTTCCGGTGTGCGCCTCACAGCTGACTCAAAATCCGAGACAGCGTTTAGATCCCCGAACCCAGGGTTAGCTATAGCCCAAGTCTCCGGCTTCCTATGATCTGACTCCTCCGGTGCCTCCCACGCTGCCATGAAGAAGCTCGGATCATCAACTTCACTGCGTGCAACCTTCTGGCCGTATTGGTAAAGACTGAAACAGATTGAGTCTCGCCCAGTCGAATCCATGCGCACACCAGCGGTACTGATTGCAATCAAAGTGGAGAGCTTGCCACGCGCACCCATAGCTAGAGAGAAAGTGTCATAGAGATCTCGGTTCTTCTGAGCATGCAACTCATCCATCACCGTCATAGTTGGTGACAGACCTTCTTTGGAGTAAGCCTCAGCCGACACAACCCGATAGACAGAGCCAAGTTTAGGAAGCTCAATCGCATCCCGGTAAAGTTTCGTTATTGAAGACAGCTCTGGGCTTGCCTCAATCATGCGCTTAGCATCACTAAAGACAATCCTCGCCTGCTCCTTTTCCGCAGCGACAGAGTAAACCTCAGCGCCCTTTGGTCCCACAATCAAACCGTAAACAGCAATGACAGAACCAATAGCGGACTTACCGTTCTTGCGAGGCATCAACACCAGCTGGGACTGGTGGCGATAACCACCATTCTCATAAGCAAACATGTGCTCCAACAGCGACACCTGCCAAGGGCGCAAACGCAGAGGCTCACCAGATCGCCCGGCCACAGAGTCTTTGGTAATCAGACCGTAAGCCTCAGCGAAGGTAGTGATGGGCTCCATCCTCCGCCCGGCTTCAATCGCCTTCTCAGGAACAGGAGTCAACCAGCGAGGCGGCCAGCTAGACTGCTCCATCCTCAAACTCCTCAACCCGATTAGCCCTACGCTCCATGAGCTCCTCCAGCTTAGACTTAGCCTTCACCTGAGCCAGGCCAAGGCGCGACCTATCCGAAGGCGTAAACCCAAGCAACGACAAGGAAGTCTGAATCAACTTCTCAGTCTCCAACAGACTCATGTTCACCTTGCGCTCAGTAGGGTCCGCAAGAAACTCCTCACGCAGAATCTCGCGCCTATCCAAAAGCTCACACACCATCTGCAACAGCTGCGTGTCACTCTGCGGACTAATCCACATACCGCCCACCTGGTAGATCTCATCCCACAACTGTCGGCCAGCCTCACCCAAAGGGCGCAACGGTTCCCGGAACCCACCATCAATAGTCATCAGCTCACCCTCGCCAGGCATGGCCCTCTTGCCGGGGTTCCCAAGCTTTCGTTTCAACTCAATCGGCTTCGCAGGATTAGGCATACCCCCTAGAGTACCCCAAACCTTTGAAATGCGGATGCCTACAAAGAGG